CAGGTATCAAATGTGATCTCATTCTTTAATAGTATAAGATCATCTTCATTTGTAGTATTTGATTCTGGATACAAATATACTTACGATAAGTTTAATGATGTATTTAGATTTGTACCATGTAATGGAGACTTAGCTGGTTTATGTGCTAGAACGGATCTAGTTGCAGACTCTCACTTCTCACCTGCTGGATTTAACAGAGGCGTATTAAGAGGTGCAGTAAAACTTGCTTTTAATCCAACTAAACAACAAAGAGATGAGTTATATAGAGCTAGAATTAACCCAGTGGTTACATTCCCTGGACAAGGCACGGTCTTGTTTGGAGATAAAACTGGATTATCTGCTCCTAGTGCGTTTGATAGAATAAATGTAAGAAGACTATTCATTACTTTAGAAAAGGCAATATCAACTGCTTCTAAATTTCAATTGTTTGAATTCAATGACGAATTTACAAGAGCACAATTTAGAAATATTGTAGAGCCATTTTTAAGAGATGTACAAGGCCGAAGAGGAATCACAGATTTCTTGGTTGTTTGTGACGAAACAAATAACACAGGCGAAGTCATTGATAGAAATGAATTTAGAGCTGACATTTTTGTCAAACCTGCTAGATCAATCAACTTTATAACTCTAACATTCGTTGCGACTAGAACAGGCGTATCGTTTGAAGAAGTGATAGGAGCGTAGAACCATGCCAAATATAAATGACTTTAAAAGTAAGTTAAGAGGCGGTGGAGCTCGTGCCAATCAGTTTAGAGTTACCATGCCTTTCCCAGGATTTGCAAGTGTAGGTGGGGAGACTGAAACAATGTCTTTCTTATGTACATCAACAAGTCTACCAGGAATGACTCTTGGAGAAGTTGCTATACCATTTAGAGGTAGGGAGTTATATGTTGCAGGTGATAGAACATTTGCTACATGGGCAACTACTATCTTAAATGATACTGACTTCTTAATAAGAAACGCATATGAGAGATGGTTAAATGGTATTAACAATATGTCTGATAATGAAGGCCTTGTTAACCCAGCTGACTATCAAGTTGATTCTTTCGTTGACCAATTAGACCGAAACGGAAACGTGATTAAATCATACACTTTCAGAGGAATGTTCCCAATAACTTTGGATGATATTGCTTTGGATTATGGTACTAATAACGCAGTAGAATCTTTTTCTGCTACGCATAGATACCAATACTTTGAAACAAATACTACTACTTAATATACGACTAAATAATTAAGTAGAATTGGAGATAAATTATGGCAGAACTTTTTGGGTTTAAGATAGAGCGTTTAGGCGCCAAGTCAACCGATCCAAGACAAAATATAATTGCACCACAAGCGGATGACGGCACACAAGTCGTCCCCGCTGGTGGCTTTTTTGCGTCTTATGGTGGGTTTGATGTAAGTGCTAGAAACGAGCTAGACCTTATAAGAAGATATAGAGAGGTGGCATTACATCCCGAATGTGACCTTGCAATAGAAGATATTGTTTCAGAGGCAATAGTTTCTAATGAAAATCAACAATCAGTACAATTAGATTTAAGTAAGATAGCATATAGTGACTCTATCAAAAAGAAAATGAGAGATTCATTTTCTGAGGTACTTAAATTATTAATGTTTGATATTAAAGGGCATGACATTTTTAGAAGATGGTATGTTGATGGTAGATTATATTATCATAAAATTATAGATAAAGAATCACCTAGATTAGGGATAACAGAATTAAGATATATTGATCCTAGAAAGATTAAAAAGGTAAGAGAAGTAAGAAAACAAAGAGTAGATGGTGTGCCAGGTTCAATGTCATTTACTGATAAGTTTCAGGAATATTTCTTATATAATGAAAAAGGAATACATCCTACTGCAGCTTCTAATGTAGGTGGTGCAAAGATTGCCACAGACGCTGTGACTTATTGTCCTTCAGGATTAATAGATATGTCACATAATTTAGTTTTATCATATCTACATAAAGCAATCAAACCTGTCAATCAGTTGAGAATGATTGAAGACGCTGTTGTAATATACAGAATTGCTAGAGCACCTGAAAGAAGAATATTCTATATTGATGTAGGTAATTTACCTAAAATCAAGGCTGAACAATATTTAAGAGATGTTATGGCTAGATATAGAAATAAACTTGTTTATGACGCAAGCACAGGTGAAATAAGAGATGACAGAAACTATATGTCTATGTTAGAAGATTTTTGGTTACCAAGACGAGAAGGTGGTAGAGGAACAGAAATTACTACTTTACCTGGTGGTCAAAATCTAGGACAAATAGATGATATAGAATACTTCCAAAGAAAACTATATCGTTCTTTAAATGTACCTATTAGTAGATTAGAAAGTGGATCAGGTTTTAATCTTGGTCGTGCAGCTGAAATTAGTAGAGATGAAGTTAAATTTACTAAATTCATAGGCAGATTAAGAAAGAAATTTACTATGTTATTCCATGATCTTTTAAAAACACAACTTGTTTTAAAAGGTGTTATCAGTCCTGAAGAATGGGACGGTTTACAAAACGATATAACATATAACTTTTTACAAGATGGATACTTTGCAGAATTAAAACATTCTGAAATGATGAGAGAAAGAATTAATCTTGCAAGAGATTTAGAACAATATGTTGGTAAGTATTTTAGTCATCAATATGTTAGAACTAAAATCTTAAAACAAAACGAACTTGAACAAAAAATTATAGATAATGAAATAAAGGCTGAACAACCCGAAGAGGAAGAACAACCTAAAGGTAATGAAACGGAGATAAAAGATGAGTAAAGAAGACTTAAAAAATTTTGTTGATAACTTGGATAAAGGCGACAATACAGAGGCACAGAAAAACTTTAATGATGCTATGGCAAATAAAGTTAGTGCAACTTTAGATGACGCTAAAACTGATGTGGCAAAATCTATGTTTACAGGACAACAAGGTGTACAAGTACCCGAAGTTGATGTATTCTCAGGAGAGAACATAGAAACACCAGCAGAGGAAACTCCTGCTGAAGAGGTGCCTGCAGATGAACAAGACGCTCAGTAAATTTAAAAAAGAAATAATTACTGACAGCAACGACTACAAGCGAACTAGGCAGTACAATAAGTTATCGCCTAAAATGAAGAAAGCTGTAGATATGGTTTTTAGAGCTGCTGATAAATCAGCAGATGTAATTGCTGACTTTGAAAAAAATGTCAAAGCAGCCTCTAAACAATATAATGTAAATGTGAAAGATTTAATGAATTACTTTGATAAAGAAACATTAACAATTTTAAGGAGATAGTAATGGCAGTAGTACAAAGAACAATTACAGACGCCGCAAACATGGTTAGAGTTTTAATTAACTTTGACAATCACGGATCAGCTGCAACTATTGACGCAAGTGGATTATCTAATGCCCAAGGATCAGGAGATAAACTAGAGGTTAGTAAAGTAGTCTGGAGTTTAGACGCTGCTGTGACTATTGCTTATACTGGCTCAGGTACAACCGAAGTTATAAGATTAGCAGGTGGCACATCTGGTACTTATGATAGTGCGTTAATTAAGAATGTTGCAACACAACCAGGTAACGCTACAGACGCAGATATTACGGTCACACCAGAAAGTGGTTGTGATGGTTTTGTTTATGTTGAAGCTAAGAAGACAACTGGTTTTGGTTCGTAATAATGGCGATCACTACAACTACATTAGCTGATGATAGTAAAAAAACTATCGTAAAAGCAAATGGGTTAGGTGGTGAAACAAAACAATTATTATTAGACGCAGGTGAATTATCAGGCGCAACGGCAAGTCCTAATTTGTCAATCGCACATGCTTATTATGAGATACTCGGCACAGGAAATTTAACTTTTTTCTTTGACGCTGAGACAGATGAGCAAGTGTCAACACAATTTAGTGGCAGAGGTAATTATGGTTTTAAAAAAGAAGAACCAAGAATTAAACAAGGTGATACAGGTGCAACCCTATCAAATCCGACAGGTGATGTGCTTGTATCGTCTGATAGTACGGTAACAAAATATAACATAGTGGTAGAATTTAGAAAAGAAAAGGGATTTACAAATGGCTGATACGGTTTCAAGTTTAACAATCGCAGATACTTCAGGTGTTAAATTTACAACTAAACTCACAAATTTTTCTGACGGCACAGGTGAAACAGATGTCACAAAAGTTGACGCTTCTGCTTTAACTTTTATGACTGAAGATGGTAATAGAAAAATATCTAAACTATATTGGTCTATTAATACTTCAGATAGTAAATCAGCAGTAGAACTAATATGGGATGGCGCAACAAATGCTACCGCAGTTTTGTTGTCAGGTCACGGTTTTTGGGATTTACGAGCTGATGGTAATGAGATTACAAACAATGCTACAACACCAACAGGCGATGTTTTACTCTCAACAAAAAATTTTGCAAGTGGTGATAATTACACGATTATTGCCGAGTTTAGATAAAAATTTGTATAAATATTAGTAGAGAAATTAAGAGATAGATACTAATGAAATTAATCACCGAAGAAATAGAACAAGCGGAATACATTGTAGAAGAAACTAATGGCAAGAAAAATTATGCCATTAAAGGTATCTTTATGCAATCTGACATCAAAAACAAGAATGGCAGAATGTATCCAAAAGAGATTCTTCAAAGAGAAGTTGTAAGATACAACAGAGAATTTATCAATAAAAACAGAGCATTTGGCGAACTAGGTCATCCAGACGGTCCCACCGTTAACCTAGAAAGAGTTAGTCACATGATTAAAGCTCTGTATCCAGAAGGCAATAATTTTATCGGAGAAGCAAGAGTCCTAGACACACCATATGGAAAAATTGTGAAGTCACTTATAGATGAAGGTGCAAGATTAGGCGTTTCTTCCCGAGGTATGGGCACACTATCAAATAGTCAAGGTGCCAATGTAGTCAATAACGATTTTTACCTTGCGACAGCAGCTGACATAGTTGCTGATCCATCTGCTCCAGACGCTTTTGTAGAAGGCATAATGGAAGGCAAAGAATGGATTTGGAATAATGGGATTTTGAAAGAAGCAGAGGTTAAAGAATTAAAAGTACAGGTTGAGAGTAAAGAACGAATCGCAAGAGCAGAGAAAAATGCTATTGTGTTTGAGAACTTTCTTAAAAAGCTGTAATTTTATAAATAATAATTGACTAATTTTAGTCCATTATTGCAATTTTAACATTTAATAATAAGAGGAAAACTAAATGGAAAACGGTAAAAAAGATGTTCAGGCACAAGCTGATCTTCCTAAAAAGAACGCCGCTCCAGCAGAAGCACCTAAATCTTTAGGCGCAACTATTCAGAATGTTATCACAAAGGCTGTTACAAGTCCTACTGATGGCAAAATTGATTTCGCACAAGGGGTAAACCATATTACTGGTGACCCACAACAAAAAAGTGCAAAACCTGCTGAGCCAATGCAATCTCTTAAAGCTCAAAATGACATGAAACAAAAAGATGAAACTTATGAAGATATGAAAAAAGATGTCAAAGAAGCTGATGAGAAAGAAAAAGAAGATTTGAAAGCTATGGCTGACAAAGAAAAAATGATGAAAGCACAAGCTGACATCAAAAAAATGAACGCTCAAAATAATAAAGACAAAGAGATGAAAGAAGCAGAAGATAAAAAATCAGAAATGATTAAGGCTGAAATCGAAAAAATGAAAAAAGAAATGTCTGATAAAAAAGATGAGTTAAAAGCTCAAGTAGATAAAGAAAAAGACATGAACGAAGGTGAAATGCCTAAAGCTGCTTTAGACGCTCTTAAAAAGTCGCAAGATAAAAAAGAAACAGCACATGATGATAAGAAAGAAATCAAATCTCAAAAAGACAAAGAGATGAAAGAAGAAGCTGAAGACGAAAAGAAAGAGTTGAAAGCTGAAATTGATAAAATGAAAAAAGAACTTGCTGACAAAGAGAAAATGATGGCTTCTTACCACAAAGACATGAAAGAGGAAGAAGACAAGAAAAAAGAAATCAAAGCTTCTGCTAAAGATAAAGTAAAAGATATGGACATGAAAGAAGATGTTTCTGCTCTTACAGATGGTGAAGAACTATCGGAAGAGTTTAAACAAAAAGCTGC